AAACTCAGGAGTTACTCGCAGCCGCCTGTAAAGGAAGTGCATCAACTCTTGAGATAACTAGAGCACTCAATGCCGATGGAATCGAAGTCCGTCGTGAGCATGTCGGTGAAAAGCGCCGTTGTTTTATGGCAACGAGCCCGAATTGCTGTTTGGAACGTAATAGAGCCGCACAAGAAGAGAGCAAATAATGGGGACAGTAAATAAAAAAGCAAAAAATAGTTCTTTGAAAAACCTTGTCGAAGAAGTCGACAAGACCAAACATAACGAAAAACTTCTTGGGGATATTGCCGAGATGCTTCGTTCAAAGAACATTGATCTTTCGTCAATTGGTCGTGTGAAGAATGTTTCGATGTATCAAACGATTACAAAGAATGATGAGGGGGAGGCTGAGGTCCATAACCTTCAAGCAATTCAGTTCTCGCCATCTTGGGAGACTGGACCAGAGTGGCCTGTCGTCCAGCAAGGACCGGCAATACAACTACAAAAGCCAACGACAAAACCAAAGAGTAAGGGCAAGTTCAAAACGGCAATTATCGTCCCTGATATACAGTTCGGTTACTTCCGTAATCGCGAGGGAAAGCTTGAAGAAACACACGACGAGAAAGCGATTTCCCTCGCCCTTCAGGTGATTGAAGACGCCAATCCTGATCTAGTTGTATGCGTTGGCGACAATCTTGATCTTCCGGAAATGGGTAAATACATCACCTACCCTGCCTATGCGCAGACAACTCAAGCAACAATTGACAGGGCAACTGTGTTTTGTGCCGAAATGCGTAGGGCCGCACCAAACGCCAAGATTATTTGGCTTGCAGGAAACCATGAAGAGCGCATGCCAAAGTATCTTGTGCAGAACGCAGGTGCGGCTTATGGTCTTCGTAGGGGCAACGAGCCAGCCTCTTGGCCAGTTTTAAGCGTTCCGTTCCTATGTCGGATGGATGATTTTAATGTGGAGTACCGTCCTGGGTATCCGGCAGCCGACCTGTGGATAAACGAGAAGCTTCGTGTTATACACGGCGACCGCGTAAAGTCGTCAGGATCCACTGCGCACATGTATCTGAACGCTGAGAAGACTTCAGTGATATACGGACATATCCACAGGATTGAGATGGCACTGAAAACCCGTGAGGACTACGACGGTCCACGGACGATCATGGCCGCCAGCCCTGGGTGTCTTGCACGAATCGACGGTGCGATTCCGTCAACTAGGGGAGGGGTGGACCTTGACGGACGCCCATTGACGCGCCACGAGAACTGGCAACAGGGTCTTGGTGTCGTAACCTATGAGGACTCGGGAAACCATAAGTTTGCTTATGAGAACATCACGATATACAATGGTTGGGCAATGTGGCGAGGTAAGGAATACCTCGGCTAGAAAGGGTCACATGCAGGAAGAACCTTGGAACCTTCCCTACGAGGGTGGTGAACATTCCGAATACGAAGAGTACGAGGACTTTGGCGACGAATTGCCTGAATGGTTTGAAACCGCGTTTAACGACATGATCCTTGACGGGTTAATTGAGATTGTGGCGATAAACCCGGATGGTAAGTGGATGTATCAGGTATCTGCAAAAGGCAAAGAGTACATAGAGACTTACGGAACTCTAAGCGGCGACGATAAGCTGTAAAGAAGCGAAAGGGATAATCATGGACGAAGACAACGTACAGGAACTCAATCAGATTCAGATAGATTTACAAGAGCTGATGAAGGTAGGACTAGTCGACATCATCGGGATAAACGAGGAGGGCGAATGGCTCTATGGTTTAACAGAAGAAGGTCGAAAAGTGACCCAAGGCTTATTCGATGCCAATTAAGGATCCTGAAAAAAGAAAGGCGTATCAGCGCTACCAAAGCGCGAAACGCTATGGTCCAAAGCGCAGAGAGTACGAACGCCAGCGAAAGCGCAGAAAGCGCCGAGAGCTTTACGAGTCATACCCAGAACCGGAGCGATCAATAGCCCTTGCCCGTCTGCGTGGGCCGTACGACATTGAGTTCAATAGGTACTAGTAGTAAAGAAAACATCGATTTTCTGAACTATAGATATTAATTACACTTTTTAATTGACACTTTATTAATTTTTTTGTGCTTTAGTTGTCTTCGTGACAACAATCGTAGGACTACAGGGAGACGGCTTTGCGGTAGTTTGCGTCGACTCGCGCGTCTCCGAACCGGGAAGAGTGGGCACACTAAGAGAAGGCTCAACAAAAGTTGCTGTAAATGGGAAATACCTTTTAGGTGCAGCAGGTGACGTAAGAGCAATAAACATCCTGCATTATGCGTTCAATCCGCCGGCCCCACCACCAAACCTCAAAGGCCGCAAGCTAGACGAGTTTATTACCCAAAAGTTCATTCCAGCATTGCGCGAATGTTTTGAAACACAAGGCTATGCGAGCCCTGATTCTAATGAAGAAAAGCGCCACATTGCCGAGCATGATTCAACAATATTAGTTGTCATCAACGGCGTCATCTACATCATAGATGGAGACTATGCCTGGAGCGCAGAAGCAAATGGTCATTACGCCATAGGAAGCGGATCAGACTATGCACTAGGGGCATTAACAGCAATACTCCCATACTCCAAGTTTGATATAGCTTCAGCTCGTAAAGCAGGAATGAAAGCATTGGGGGTAGCAGCAAAGTTCGATCCAGACACAGGATCACCTTTCCACTGGTTCTTGCAGGAGTCAGCACAGACAGTCAAGAATGTCGTAAAGAAGGCATCTCCAAACAAAAATACCCGGAGGAAAGTTGGTAAATAAAAATACTAAAACAAATATACCTGTACAGGCAGAAGAGATGTCTATACATGATTCTGCTTGGATGGAACAAGCAGCATGCAAAGGAAAGACAAAACTAATGTTCCCCAAAGAACATAAGGACATCACCTACATAGCCCAAGCACGAATGGTATGTAAAGGATGCGAAGTAAGAGAACCATGCTTAGAGTACGCACTGCAATATCCACCCGCAGATATGCACGGTGTATGGGCCGGATTAACCTCAAGACAACTAGCAGCAGAACAAAGAAAAAGAGGAATCAAACCCACCAAACCAACACTCGCACAAATGTGGGGTGACTAAATGACCCTCCCAGGAATGCCCTGCAGATGCAACCCATTCATCCCGGCAACACTATGTGGGGATAAAGAAGAAGACGACTAAACCTGACGCGCCTTCAACCAAGAAACCAGCTCACTAAACGGTTTCAATAAAGACTTATCGCACGTAAACCAGGTGTCATTAATCTTCCTAATACGATCAAACTTATACACCCGACCCCATTGCGACTGGGTAGAAACAGGGACAACCAAAATAGAACCCGTAAATTGGCTCACAATACACACAGCCAAAGGGCGCGGATCCTTAAAACCCCAACCAGAAACAGTATCTACAAACGCCGAATCCATTGGAAAAGAGCGAGGGGAATCAGAAAATCGAAGACGCCGAGACTTAACCTCAATACAACCAGCCATCCCAGTAAGAACCACATCCTTCTCATTCCGAAACTCCTTAATCTCCTCTTTAGTAGCAGCCTTCCGCATCTCGGTCGCATAACAAGGAATCTCGTTTTCATTCAACTTAGCTGCCACATATTCAGCCCAAGAATGGCCAATCTCCAGCTCGCTAAAGAACAATTCCTGATTATTACCCCATTCCACAAAATCAGCTTATCCGAATATTACAAGTTTCACAAAACTCCATACCACCTACAAGCCGCAACTTCATCTCACACTCAGACTTCCCACAAGGCTTCATCAACTTGACACCCGTAAAATAAGCCCGAAGCTCCTCGGCAGGAGTAGGAATCTGAAACTGGGCAGACCCAGGATCCGGCAAACCCTTCTCATTCAACATGAAAACATAAATCGCATACAGAATAAAGTCCGAAACAGACATATCCAGCTTACGAGCAAACTCAATAATCTCGTTCTTCTCCCGCCCCTTGACCCGCAAAACAATATTTACGAAACTGTCAAGATGCCGAACCTTACGAGCCTTACGCCCCATCCCGCTCAACCAAAGTACGGAGATACTCCGTCAAAGTCATATCGTACGCAGCAGCCTGAGCCATCAAACGCTTCTTAAACTCCGCAGGAACACGAAGAGTGATAGTAGAAAAATCCTTAGAAGGCTCAATCGGGGGACGACCCACATTCCGTTTCATGACCAGAACCTAGCACAACCCAGAAACAAAGAAGAAAAAAGGGGGAAAAAGTTCGCGCTCGCGGTCTTTTTTTGAAAATTTTGAACTTTTGTCATTGGCTTGTGGCCGGCTTTGGGGTGGTTAGATCTTGTAGAGGTTGCGCTCGTATTTGCGTACGGCGTCTTCGTATACGGCTTCGAACCGTTTTTGGTCGTACTGTGCGTTCATGCTGTACTTGGCGTCTCCGAGGGCGTCCATGGTTTTTTGTAGGCACTCGTGTACGTCTATTGGTGTGTGCATACCGGAGTTGGCATTGCTGATGAGGGTAAGGAATGTTGCCCAAGCAATGTGGGGTAACGGTGGTGGGGTTACTTTTGTACGGGTATTTATTAATGCCTTTCGGAGTTCCATTACTTTTGGCATGTACTCTGATTGCATAGATAAATCTCTGAAAGATTTTTTGGCGTCTTCTAGTTCGAAGTCTTTTACATAGGGGTACCAGGCGGCACCGATCTCTACTTCGTCTTTGCGGATGAGTGTTTTGTCGTATGTGTGGTGTGCGAGCCGGACAAGCTCTAAGCATTCTTCCTTGGTCATCTAGGAAGCATAGCCATTGAAGCGCTCTACATTTTCACCATTCCTGAAGATGAGGCCGAGCGAGTTGTATATGACTTTCTGTTTGTTGCGGCCCATGTGGAAGTCTGAGTAGCTGCAGCCAGAGATTGCGTCTTTGCAGAAGTCGATTCCGTAATCTGCGATGGCAGCCCCGATGAGGAGTCTGGTTTTCTCTGAGAGGGTGGGGCGCTTTGTCTTCCCCATGGTTTCCATCCAGTGGGTGATGACGTCTTCGATGTCTAGGGTTTTGACGTCCCGATTTTTTCGTCGTAAAGCTGACATCCGTTCTTCGACCTTTTTATTCGGCCGGCGGGCTTTCCTCTTCTCGTTGTCTCCGCTGTCATCGGAAGGGAAGAGTTCGGTTGGTTCATCTTCTGGAAGCATATGGTAAACCTCTGGTTGGCTCAAACTTTGGAGGGGGGTCTGGGGGGAACCTTTTGCACTTTTTAGTTTTTGTGCAGCAGGAACTAGACCCCAAATTTTTGGCGGTGTTTCGTAGGAGTTTGTAGGTCGTTGCGCAAACGATTTATGCGGCTGTAAAGGTAGCAGCTCTCTTGCCGGCTTCCACCAGCTTTTAAAAAATTTTTTTAGAAAGTTACATAAAAGTTACATTGGCTTTAGTATGCTTATCTCATCGTGTGATGGGTCCCCTTTCCCCTGTCACCCGATGCAATACCGCCCTCGGGTTGAGCTTGCGAAGTTAGGTTAAGTAGGTGGCCTGGTTTCTTATCTCGCTCCCCGAGGGCATTTTTGTTTCTCTTCCACCACCGTTACGGCTTTAGTTCGTAGAAAAAAGTTCCGGCCTCTACCATCATTCCGATACAGCAGTAACCGATCACATCCAGAATGTTGTCCATGATGGATTCGTTTTCTGGATCCTGTCCAGATTTTGACAAGTTCTCCAGGCGCGCAATCTTGTCGTGCACTCGGACCAGGAGCCCTTGACGGCCGAAGCGTCCAATGTTCTCGTGTCCGTAGTCGCGCTGCTTGCGGCAGAGCAGTTCAGATAATTCTGTAGACGCACGTGTGATCGACGATGACATGCCCCGTTGTTCAGCTATGCCGGCAGCTATCGAACCTAGTGTTAACCAGTCGGAGAAGACGGCGTCCGGGAATACTTCGTCCATGGTCGCTTTTCCCGCTGTCATCCACCACCGTGTAAGCATCGCATCGAACCAGCCGCGCAATTCTGCGAGCTCCGGTATGTGTCCCTCTTCAGCAATGTGTGCTCGCCTGGTGAAGATGGCAATTGAAAATGCATAAGCAGAATCATTCCAGTACATAATGTCCCTTTCCTATTTAGTGTTAAATCAGTTTTTGTGGTGGGTTCTCTTCGTATTCGCGGCCGGCTTCCTGGGATGCAAGTTCAAGGAACATTTCCCACGCAGTTTCTTGCATTTCTTCTCCTGGAATTAACGCAATTTTGTCTGCCATCTCCTGAATAAATTCACGAGAGAATGCTGCCAGGACCATGTTCTCTTCAGCCCCGGGGAAGATGATTGGGCCGGCGTCGTCGTCGATTGATTTACCTGGGACAACAATCCCCTTGATCAAGAGGCCATCGACACTTTTGGCAACAAACAAGATGTCTGGATCGGCAGCGACCATGCGCATGTGTTCCTCTGCTTCACCCGGGTACTCCTCGTCAAAGTTTCTCCCTATGACCATGCGCTTGCCTTTTCTCATTGCTTTCCACCACCGTAGCAGCTTGAGCTATGTGTAAATAGATTTGTGAATATAAATTTTAAAATTTCTTTCGGATTTTCACACTTCATAATTATTACTTCCACTATTGTACGCGCTATGGACAACAACACCAGATTCAACACTTATAAAACAGCACTTATTCAATTCACTTCTCGCGAAGGGCATTGCAATGTTCCTGCTGCCCATTCGGAAATTGTCGATGGACGTGAGATCAACCTTGGCGCATGGGTTGGGTACATGCGGCAGCGGCGGAAGAAGGGCCTGCTTCCTCAGCCCCGAATCGAAGAGCTTGAATCTATCGCCGGATGGCAGTGGGGTCCGCTCAAGCCTGGTCCAGCGACGAACGTTAAGCGCAACTCTTTGATACTTGATCTTCGAAGCAGCGGACAATCGCTGCGTCAAATTGCGGATCAATTTGAACTTAGCCGGCAGCGCGTGCACCAGATTGTTGGTAAGAATGTCTAAGCCATGGCCTGCTCCTAGCAACGAGTATCGCGGCTTGAGTAAACCACACGTTGTCGCTGGCTTTCTCACTTGGGGAATCACGAACTGTGTGTATACAACGCTGGCCTTCATTGCCTTGAAGACTCTTCGCGACACTGACGTAGTGAGCTTCTCGTTCACGTGGCGCCAGGTTGGTCTCGTGGTCACCGCTGCGCAATTTGCGCGAGTGTGGGACCGTGCATTAATGCGATAAGTGGAGATCCACCCTCCGGTCAGAAAGGATGAAAAACACCGGAGGGCGGCATCTCCCACCAGGCAACCACTCCTGGTGCCGGCACTCAGGATGCCGGACGATTTGACAGTAGCACTAGTACGTAGTGCTCTCACGAAGCTTTGTCATTTTCTTTATCGGCCTTAGGATCCCGAACCTCCCATAGGCCCTTCTTGATCTTTCGAAACGACGGCGACGTCTGGAGATATTTGAGAGTCGTCGGATATGAAAAACCGCTCAGCTCAGTTAGCTCCTCGGTCGTGAATTGTTCGAATAGATGACTCTTCGACCACCGTAGGAATGCATCCCACTTGTCCGCACGCTTCTCTGTCTTCAGCTCGCTTTGAACGTCTTCGACATCCAGGTCGACGCCGCAGTACTCGGCGACCACGTCAGCAATGACGTCCTCGGGAATGTTGTAAAACACAAGGTGCGCGACCGGTGAGCCCTTGCCTTCCCAGCCCTGCAGGCAATACAGCGCCCGCAGCTTTGTGGAAATTGCGTAAGCTTTTTCAGACGGAACTTTAAATTTGCTGCCGTATTCCAGTTCAGCTTCCTGCCACATCATGGCATTCACCTGATCGATGTGCGTCTCTGTGATCTTCTTCTTTAAAGCCATAGATAATCCTTGGTGGTTGTAGGGTATAACTGTGCAGTATGCACGTGAATAAATCTATCTGATATCCAGATGGATGACAACCTCTCAACCAGGGAATTCCCATGGATCTGGGGCCGGCCGGCATTGCAGCCCCGCCGCGCATCCGGATGTATCTGCTTATTGCTATTAGTAGCAAATACATAAGGTCTTTCCTCCACCGTCATCATTTTCTATACGTGCCGGCCAGGCGTATCTGCCGCCCCGTCATCCAGATTGCCCTTCTTCGTTCTGGCCGTCACTCCACGCGTCCATAAGTGCGCCATGAATGAGAACCCACATCTGTCGATTCATATGTTCGTAGCCTTCTTCGCGGTCGAATTCTGCAACAGCATGTGACCACGCTTCAACAGACGGATCCTCTCCATCAGGATCTTCGAAGAGTTCACGAGTCCACCACGCAATACAAATCTCATCATCAGGCTTGTACGTGGAGAGGAGCTCAATTGCGTCCCGCACTTTCATTTACGTACCCCCATGTAGTGGTCTACGACCGCGGCAAGATGTGTCGATTTGTCCAAGAGAGATTGAGGAATGAGGCCGTCGTTTAGGACAGCCTCTTCCTCTTCTGTTATCTCCGAGTCTTGAACGATGAAGGCACCTTCAACTTCGAAGACTCTGTCTGATTCTGGGTGAAGCACGTAGATGGTCATACCAACTCCGTCGCCCACGAGTGCTTGTCAAGAAGAATCGGTGCTGAACCGATTGAGTAACTCTCTAGACCGTCGTCAGCGAGGATGTAGAGATACTCTGCCCAACCGAATTCCTTGTCGTCTTGTGTGAAGATCGGATCATCCGCTGACACGTCAAGGTGTGCGATGCCGTAGCCCTCAACCAACTTGAAGCGGCCGTCTTGCTGGATGTCAGGAAGCGCGGCGGCACTCGGGTCAATGGAAGACCACGAGTAATGATCGTGGATGATCGTCTGTCGGACTTTCTCTAATCCGTCGCGCAAGACGAGGGCGAGTAGGTCACCGACTTTTGAATCTGGGTAGCCATCCCAGTGGCAGTATCTTCCCTGCCATCCAGTTGCTGTTGGCTCTGCGATGAGACATCTTGTCGCCATGTCACACCCCCTGGATGATGAGAGATGGCGTGGTTCCGAGCGAGTCACAGATTCGCAGGAAGGTTTCCATGTTTGGTGAGAAGTGACCGTTCTCAATGCGGTTTACCGTCTTGCGGTCAATGCCCGCGTACTCGGCGATTTCTTGCTGTGAAGCACCCTGCTCCAAGCGAATCTCTTTGAGACGCTTGGCGATGATTGCCGTGCGCTTTGCGTATGCCTTGCTTGCCATTAGTAATTACTCCAATCGTAGTTGTCGTTGAGTTCTTGGATTTCTTTGGTTGTTTTGCCAACAATCTCCAAGTTGTAATTGTTGACAATGACACCACAGCGGAGACACACGAACGTGCTTTCGTTCCACTCGCCGCCTATGACAGGCGAGACGATTGTTCCGTCGGACTTACAGGAGAAGAAGCCGTCATAATCAGGCTGGTTCCCACACTCACAAATCCACCAATCTTCATGGGGGCAGTTCATGTACTTTTTCTCTGTGGTAGTCATGGTACTTAGGTTATCGTTTATAACTGACACTCACAACCTCTTCCGCCACCGTTGGGGCTTTTATAGTTCATCCCAGTCATTGTCTGGGTACTCTGCTGCATGACCGAACGCGGACATGACCAACCAGCAGCATCGAAGGACTTGACCGTCTGACCACTCTTCCGCTGCGAGATTTAAAATCAGCGCGCGTATACACACCAGTGCTGGGTCATTTGAGTTGAACATCAACTCGCTGAGCCGCGGCCAGTCGATCAGCCCCGTCATCAAGTCATCCATCTGCTGTCCATTGACGCCTTCTTCAGGGTTGTACGCCTTGTCGGCATTCATCAGCACACGGTTGATATGCCGATGAATGTCCGACGGCGTGATGTCAGTGGTCACTTGACGCTCTCTGCGTACTCGCTCATCGCCTTGTCACACGCTTCTGAAACGGTGAACAGGAGATAATGCTCCCAGTCAGAGAGGGCTTCGAAGTACTCGTCTTCCTTGTCTTCATCGCCCTCTAGGGAGTCAATCTTTTCCTTCCACTCACCTGACGGCTCCGTGTCGAAATCTGCGTCATGAACGATTTCTCCCTTGTGGAAGATGAAGTAGCAGGCGAAGAAGTTGGCTTCCTCTGTGCAGTGCATGGAGAAGATGAGATTCGGGAACAACTCCGAGACCTTGCGAATGAGACCAACGGGTGGCGACCATGCAGATTCGAACTTGATGTAGTAGGAAGTCGCTGATGTGTCGATATCCCGTTCGTCGAACTCAACACGGCATGCTCCCCATTTGGAGTCCCAGTTGGCGTGAGCCCACTCGTACCAGTCCTGAACGCCATACTTTTCTTGGTTGGCTTTCATCTTTTCTGCATGGGCGTCATCTTGGGCGTGACCGAATGAAGCCGTCGTCTCTTCCAGTTCTTTTGGAATCGGGAAGAACTGGTTGATGTCCCAGTCGATTCGGTCGTGAGAGTTCTCGGGTTGCGGACCCGTGTACCTCATCGCTTCGATGAATTTGCGAAGTTCTTGGGGTTCTCCACGAACCTCAAGATTGTTGTAGCACCAGTTAGGCATAGTAAGTCCTTTGGTAGTGGTTGATGTTGATTACACCTTATCGGTTATAACCAGCAATCACAACTTGGCACGGAACAATTTGCCCCATGCATTGCGCGCTGATTCGACAACCTGCTCCACCTGCTGGTTCTCGGACTGGGAGTCGATGGCAGGAGCCCCGCCGGCAGCTGGATCCTGAAGAAGAATTACATTCTTCCGCTCAAACCATTTAGTTCCAGTTCCCTTCGTCGGGGAGACGAGCAAGTCAAGGTGACCGTAACGAATACGGGCGTCAATGACCGTGCCTTCCACCTTCACGTCCATGTCGGGAATGGAGAAGAGAACCAGGATGCCCTTGTAGGCCCCGGTGTCGATCTTGCCATTCGCCGTACGGGCGTAGGTGAACGTTGGCTTTACTTCTGTTGATGTCATGTTTTAACTTCCTTTGTTTAGGGGTTGATTATTTGTTGTAGGCGTCAGGATATGCCCTTTCCGCCACCGTGACAACTTGGTGTGGCTAATACCACGCCTGTAGACCGCCACAATATTCCGCGCTCCAACGCAGATACCAAATGGCATGCCTGACTTCGTCATCAAGGCTGCCCCCCGTTTCATCAAGTACACGCCCACCCATTTCGTAGAAGGCGTCTTCCATGATGTCCGCAAGCTCCTCACATTCAGTGGGGGACTTGAGAGTTCCGTCGGAGTTTTCTCCGTAGAAATTAAATTCGTCGTCGTTCAGACCCAGCCGTTCAATGAGCCAGTTGCCGTACTTGCCGCGATACCAGCAGTCAGTACCGAACATCCCGTAGACCTCGCCACCGCCTAGATCTGTTTTCTCGCGAGCATTCTTGTAGGGACATCCGCTGGCAGCTTGCGTGAGGAAGCAATTGACGCGCATCATGGTCTCGCCATCCTCTTTAAGGATTGGGTTACCGTCTTTGTCGCGGACCGGTTCCATCACAGCAGTCCCGCCGGACTTACACGGGTAAACGTTTGGCATGTTGTCTAAGCCCATCAGTCGTACTCCTCGCCTTCGTAGTCGGGATCCCACGCACGGAGTTCAGTCTCCGAGATGAACTGGATCGTTGCCGAAGCGATGCGTCCGTCAGGACTGTAGGTCACATAGACAGGATACGACCCGTCCCCGTAACCGCTGGAGACGACGCATGCCGTACCCCCAGCAAGTTCACCGCACATCTTCTCTGACAGTGTTGCTCCGCATGCTCCGTTGTAGGAGAATGGGTGTCTTCCTTTGGTTGGTTCGAACTCCTCGCCGTCCTTGAAGTCTTTCACGTAGCACGGATCAACGAGCATTATCTGTCCGCTGTCCACCGCGCAAAAACCGACGAGTGTCCTTTCTTGGTTGTGTGTTTTTGTCATGAGTTCACCTTATCGGTTATAAACCGCAATGCCAACCTGTCACTCATAATTAAATTCCCACTTGTGAACAGTCCACTCGTAGTGACCGAAACGGAGTATTTGTGACCACTCCTCAATTCCGTCCACATAGTAGAAGATCTCCTCGTCGGGCTTTCCGAAAGTGTCACCGACGCAATCACCATCGGGGCTCTCGTACACTTCCTGTCCGAAGCTGACATAACGGTCAAGCATGTTGGTTGGTTCGTCGTTGAACGAGACAACGACCATTGCCCCAATGGGCATCGGCGGCGAAGAAGCCATTAGATGTATGCCTCCGAATGTAAGAGAAGCGTGTCAGCAGTGCTGATGAACAGGTCGGTGTTCAGATCCTCAAACTTGCTGTACGCAAAGATGGAAATTGCTGGCAGCGAAGTGAGCGGCTCGGAATGAATTGTTTTCCAGCCAACTTCTGTCCACACATCAACTTGTGCGTGACATTGCTGCTCGTATGTATCGCGCTCAATATAAACGCGAATGAGTTTGCCATTGACTTTCTTGAGTTCGGCATACTGCCAGCCCTGTCGGGTCTTGGTGAGTGTGTACTCACGACCCGAAGTGCCGAAGACGAATATGCCTCCGTCTGTGGTTGGTGTTTTGGTTGTCATGTACTGAACGATATCCGTTATAGGGAACAATCACAACGCGCTAAACAAATCTTTCCAAACACCAGAGCTGCCGGCATCTGGTAGCCCCGGTGCAGATCCTTTCCGCCACCGTCGCTTTTAGACGAATGATCGTGTATGCTGCGTGCATGTCGGGACTTCAATACCACCTCTACACCTGTGAACTCTGCGAACATCCCATCTTGGATATCAAAGGAAATAGTTGCCTTCGCTTGGTAACTGGCTGGGTGAGGGGATCGACGTCCCGCACTTTGGTTGAGTTGGTTGATGACCACTATCGCTACATCCATACTGTTTGCCTAGAGCAAGCGAAGCACAAGCCAGTTGGACAAGACAGTTTGTTCTAGATCGGGGCTGCGCCTGATGTCCCCACACGCACACGGATAAATCTTTCTAGGCAGGTTGTTGTTACCCCCAATAACCGATAACCTGAACTTCACCTACAAGAGACACCGAAGGGGGTGAACATATGTCTACCAAGCAACTTTCTGCCGTTGCTCGTCAATATCTCAGCGCATTACAGGCGTTGGAGAGTGCCGAGAAAGCCGTCGCTGTTGCGAAGGAACTGCTTACCGAAGCGTACTCCGAGAACGGAGTGAACTCTGTGGAAGCAGAAGGCAAGAGCGTAATGCTCATTGAGGCTGTCCGTCGCAACTTTGACGCACAGGCGTTGGAAACGCTCATCAGCGCAAAGACCTTCCGTGAAGTCACGAAGGTCGCCGTTGAGCCGAAGTCATTTGACAAGGCTCGCAAGGCTGGCGAAATCAGCGAGGAAGTGGAAACGGCTGTCGTAAAGCCGAGCCCATACACTCGCATTGTCGTCAAAGACCTTGCCGAGAGCGCAAGCCTGACTGCCGAAGCGGTCTAACACCGACTGGGGTGGGGGAACAACTCCCACCCCTACGGGTGAGCCCAGGCTTTCTGGTAGCAACGGCTGTTTCTGGATCAAACGCGAAAGCTGGGCTGTCGGCACGCACGCGTGGCGCACGAGGGAAATCGGCGCAGAAATCTTGCCCGTCAGGTTGTGGTTATGGGTGATAACCGATAAAGTTCATAGTGCCATAAACCAACCACAAGAAAGAGGGGTAACACCTAATGGCATCAAGAGGAATAAGCGTGAAGGTCTCCACCGAAAAGGTGATAGAGGCTCTTCAGAACTCGCTCGCAGAGCGAAAGAAGCGAAAGGCTGAATACGACAAAGAGCAGAAAGCCTACGAGAAGGCAAAGGAAGATGCGAACAAGAAACTGCTCGCACTCATCAAGACGGGCAAGGTCTCCATTGGGGACATTGACGAAAACCATTTCTCGTGGCGCAGAGACCGTGATGATGTCGTCACCTTCTCGGTGGAAGTCAAGGTCGCAAAGAAACTGCTCGGTGTTCCTGAGGAAGCACCTGAAAATCCGTTCGGCTACTCGTACAAAGAGGACAACGAAGCCATTGAGAACGCTATCCGTATTCTCAAGATGACTGACGAGGAAACGGTGAACACAAGCACCTACTCGGCAGTAGCCAAGTTCATCTGACCCCCAACAGATGAGGGCAAGGGGGGTGGGCAACCACCCCCTAGCCCGTCAGCCCCGACTGACGGATAGGTTTCTTCAGCGGGCAGGTTGTGATTATTAGTCATAACCGATAGAGTGAAACTACAACCAACCGACAACAGAGGAGAAAGAAATGGGTATGGATGTAATCGGAATGAACGCCACTTCAGAGAAGGGCGAGTACTTCCGAAACAATGTGTGGTGGTGGCGACCCTTGTGGAACTACTGCCTAGAACTTCACGGCGATATCGCTGGTCGTGTGGAGTACGGTCACTCAAACGACGGTGACGGTCTTGACGCAGACGACAGTCGTGCGCTGGGGCTTCGCTTGCTGGAAGATGTCAAGTCAGGTCGGACAGCAGAGTACAAGACCGACTACGACAGGGAACTGTCTGAACTTCCACGAACGAAGTGCGACCTGTGTGAAGGCACGGGTATCCGAACCGACAAGGTTGGCAAGGAACACGGGATGCCCGAGCAGGAGTTGGGCGAGGCAGAGGCGATCATCTTGGGTCGCACTCACGGTTCTTGTAACTCGTGTCACGGCTACGGCACAATGGCGAACTGGCTCACCCACTACCCGTTTGAGGTGGACAATGTGCGTGAGTTCGCAGAGTTCCTGTTGGACTGCGGTGGCTTTCAGATTTGCTGAGGACACAATGACGAGCCCAGTAGACGAAGCGTTAGAACTCGGAGTTATCGCACGGAAACTCTATCTTGCGCTTCGTCATACTGACTGCCTGTGCGTTGAGACTGAGGAGTACAAACTCTACAACACGGTCAAGGAGTGGTTTCTTGCGAAGAACTATCCAAACTCCACGCCTGAGGAGATGAGTGGCTATCGGCTCTTGTACCTTCTCAACCACCCGTTTGAGGGAGAGCAGGTTCAGCAGACTTGTGACCGTTGCTCGGCTATGGAAGCCTACGAGGGCTTCATTGGAGAGGAACATCTCAACCTGTACCTAGAGGGCAGGGAGTGAGCCCCGGATCTGAGCTGGTCTTCCGCCACCGTCGGTCTTAGCGCATAAGAGAGAACGCAAGTGGGTTTGCTGGGCTTGTTACCACCCAGACGGAAATCGGAAGTTGAGCGAAGGTCACTCAACCCATTTAGCACTAAGTCGCCATTTAGTGCTAAGTCGTGATATATCTCGTGCGTCAGGTTGTGACTGTCAGGGATAACCGATAGATTTACAAGTACCAAACGAAAGGGGCAAATATGCCATCAAACGAAGACATCATTGAGAAACTCCGCCGAGAGCGTGTGGAGCAACTCCCAGAACTGTGGCTCGCAGCCTGCGAAATCCACAAAGACGAGAACAGCAACCTGCGCTATGCGCTGGAAGCGATCATCTCCTACTTGGAGACCCGAGATGGTGGCGACGCACTCCTGCGAGAGATGGAGCGAGATGTCCGTCTTCGCATCAGTCGCAAGGTCATGCGTGATCGTCAGAAGGCAAAGGAGAAGGTCGCATGAGCGAAAGCGAAATCTTCATTGGCTGTTGCGAGATGGAGACCATGACATGGGCTTGCGGGACTTCCGCGACGCTCGTCGGCACTCATGTCCGACCCAACCCTGAAGTCAGCGACCAGACCGAGTACCGCTATGTCTGCTTGGACTGCGCTCGTATGTTTGGCGAGAGGGTGGCGTGATGAGAAGCTCCGCCGCCGAGAGCCCCGGCTCTCAAACCGTCGTTGCGAACCTGCGCTGGAACACCCAAAATGTCCCAGATATGCTCAGCCTGAACTTCTACACGCCATCAGAGATCGGCGGGGCTCGGGTCGTGGACTGGGGCGCAGACCGTGTTCTGCTCGTGCTGGGTGACGGTCGCAAGGCGGTCGTGAACCCAAAAGATGTAAAAGTTTGCCCGTAAGGTTGTGCCTGATAGGGATAACCGATAGAGTGGAACTCAACATCAACCGAGTGAAAGGATACACTCAATGTCCATAATCCACCTAGCCGAACGGGTTGATGAACTCGTTCGCTTCTCACCTGATGAGAAGGAAGCGCACCTGCTCGCCGTGTACGGCGACGACCCTGCCGAAATCAACGACGCAACCGTCGTGAAGGCACTCAGTCACGGAGATGTGTACGAACTGCTGGAAAGTCCGTTCGCAACCGTGACTGCGTCAATGGCAGACCTCGTCGCTATCGTCACCTGCGGTTGGGCTGCGCCTATCACAAGCGACGAAGATACGAGTGAACTCGCACCTTCTCAACACCCTGAGCGTCGTCGTGTCCGACTGGTCGTGTGTGCGACCCGTGAACACACCGCAAGCGTTCTGCGTTTCTCAGATGACTGGGATAACCCGATTACCGACGAAGGTCACGCTCGTGGCTCGTTGGCAGACGCAGTCCGAAGCCTGTTTGAGTAACTAGCCCAAACAAGAGCCACCCGTCGTTCACCCCCTGAACGGCTGGTGGCTCGGCTTTGCGCCCCGTGTTTTAGTTTGGGGTTTCCGCCACCGTCAGTCTTAGGGATATGTACACGCTCAGCGTGGGTTTCGGGGCTTGCTGCAGCTGTCCCTGCTGCGCTAGTTGCTACTGTGGGGCATAACCGTTACAATGGTCGTATGAAACGACTATCGTGGAACAAAGAAGATCGCCAGGCGTTTGCGGATGGCCCCGCAAAGATGCGAGCAAGCACAATACCCGACAAACGCAAGCAAAGAAGCAAACGCGCTTGCCGGGACTTCCATCTGAGATCTTCTGGCGAACTCGGATAAATCTGCGTACGAGGTTGCCATTGGCAGGGATAACCGATAAAGTGAAATCAACCAAGAAAGGGGAAACCATGAAAGTCGGGTTTGGAAGTTCTAAGCACCAAATCAACTCGCTAGAGCGAGAAGGTCGCCCGTGTGACCCACAGGTAATCCTGAGCCAAATCGGGAAAATGACCGTTCTAGCCGTCAGCGGCGGGCGTGTAATCGCACTCAAGGACAAAGACGGAAACCATGTCGGAGTGGCGTTGTTCGTCACGGAGAAACGACGCATTGAGGTGATCTACAACTGGTGGGACACCTACGACGTGACCCGTATTCACACGGACAAAAACGGCACGGAGACCGTAGAAGCATGGGACACACTCGTCTACTGCGACCAACTTGAGCAGATGGTGTGGAAAGCGAGCGTGTGGGAATGACACTCAAACTATTGCCACCCGTCTACGCTTGGCAGTCGTGGGGCGAGGGTTACAACCCGACGGATGCCGAACTCGGGGCTATGTCTGAAGAGGAGTACGACGCTTACATTGACCGAGAAATCAGAACAGCAAAGCAGTTTCACCCAGCACAAGGAGCGAGGAAATGAACACAGAAATAGAGTTCAGCGACTGGATCACCATTGGGATCAAGAACGGTTGGTGCGGAGCCCCGGTTTGCTCCACACACGACGGCATCCCTCAAAGTCGTGAAGAGGACGAGGCGTGGGATGAGGGTTCAGACCCGTGCGTTCACATTGTTCGCCTATACTCGGACAAGGACGAAAAGACAGCCGTTGAGGAAAACCATGCCCCTTCGGTTTGGCGAGACCACTACACGAGGTAACCGAGATGGCGGAAAAGCAATACGGGGCTAACGGCATGTACTACACGTACAACGACTTCCTGCAAGATGTCCACAAGATGTTCAGAGAGATGAAGGGTCATTGGCGCATTGGGCAGTGCTTCTTTAACTCGCTGCGCGACAAGCGCCCCGCCCTTGCCGAACAGCTCAGGGGCAACTCGCTTGACCCGTTCCACAAGGAAGTGCTGTCAGATGAACTTCATACTTGGATGAGAAGCAACTGGTAGGTTGTGATTAGCGGTTATAACCGATAGAGTTATACGCATGAAAGCAAAAGCCTTCACCAAAGAAGCACTTGACCAATACTGGGGCGAGACAATTCTCGTCGGAACAAAAAACAATGAGTACGAAGGCGAAGTCCTTGATGTGACCGCCAAGCACCTTGTGTTGCAATACTTCAACATTGTCAAAGACGAAGTCCGTGAAATGGATATCCCATTCGCCGACATCGTTTGGGTCAAAGAACTTCTCTAAACCAGAACCACCCAGCATCAGGTTTCTTCCGCCCCGTTTTTCAGCCGGCCCTTTCCGCCACCGTCATCATTAGGGCATATACACACGCGTTCGTGTGTTCCGGGGCTTCGACCTCTTCAGCTGGCTTCTTCCTGAGTTATGGCTGCTTGTTATCGGAGTTGCTAACGGCTCAACCCCTTTCCGACCTGCGACCCAGATCAGAAGACCATCTGGAGAGCCCAGCCTTTGCCGTAGCCCGTGCTTTGCGGCTAACGACTTCGCTGGGCTGCCGCCGTCGGTGCGCATTGTTGGCTGGATAAACTTCGCTTGGCAGGTTGCGATTATGCCCCATAACCGATAGGATTATTCCCATGACAACCACACAACCAACAATGAAGTGGAAACTCTCCACTTACGGACGACAAACTGGAAACCTTTGGGCATCGGACGACCATGAGTTCCAACTTGACATATGGCAGGACGATGAAGGCAAGTTGCTGGTTCGCCTCATGCGAGACGGAGTTCAGTTCGCCACTCAAACTTTTCGTGACTGCGAGACGCAGCACCATGACAGCGAGCGTTGGCTCAACGACCAAGTTGGCTACCCCAACCCGTTCGCAGGTATCCTCGCTAATCCCGAGGCGTGGGCTAACTAGCCCGAGCGCAACCGCCACTCCCCCCCGAGTGGCGCGAGCGCGCGTCCCGCTTTGGAGCTTGTTTATAGTTGGTGCTTCGTATGGCACGGCTGGGACGCAGCAAACCAGAAGGCTGGGCTTCCAGAAGATGTCCTGAGACGCAGGTTGCGATTAGTACCCATAATGGGTAGACTGAAACTATGACAACTGAAACCGAAACCAAGTGTTGCGAGTGCGAAGAAGCCGTAGATCTAGACGGCGACCACGGGTGGAGCGCAGTAAAAGAGGACTATCTCTGCTGGGGTTGCTATGAGAGCGACACCAACTATTGCTCAACCGTCAATATCGTCTCCATTGAGGGCGTGGTGAAGAAGTACTACATCGGAGACCACGTTCGTATGACTGAGTACGGAGACGACTTGTACCGAGAAGGCGTAGTTATAAACCGTGAGTACATTCATTCAGGCGGTTATCGTGGGCACTACGAGACGACCATTGAGGGCTGGACTGACATTCTCAACGGCTGGACTACGGGTGGCTGGGGAGACGAAGTTGCTCAACGCAAGCAACAGTTCAATGAGTGGGCTGACCAAATCCTGAAGGGTGAGCTGCTCCCACCAGCCCCGGTCGCCATCGCGGCAGACCCGACGAGCAATGTCTTTAGCACGGCTATCACCGTACTCACCCCCGAGCCCGAGAAGGTTCGTGCGTGGCTCACCGAAGACTATGAAGGTCTTTACGAAGCCCTTTCCTGAGGCTAAGGCGGGGCCCCCGTCGGATCATTTCGGATCGCAGGTTGCGATTACACCTGATAACCGATAAACTGAAACTATGAACACACCACAACAAGAAAACTGGGTGGCAGAATGGTCTGCCGAAGACCACCACTTGTTCGCAAGTTGGTTGGAGAAGTTGGAACAGAAACTTGACCCGTGGGACTACTCAAAGTACCAGCAGTGGGTGGACACGGCTTGGGACAATGAGATACTTCCCACCAATGTCTCCGAGTACCTCGCCACCAGATGATCTGGACTGGGAGCCCAGGCTTTCAGCTTGCGCTTTCCGCCACCGTCACTCTTAGACGATAAACACACACCTTCGTGGGTTTCGGGGCTCTTTGATCCTGATCTCGGATCAGCCCGATCCCCCTCTTTGACCGATCTCGTGGCGCAGGTTGTGATTATGCCCGATAACCGATAGACTTGTCCGTATGACAACCACACCACTTCCAGTCCATCCGACAGACCCAAGTATCGCCGAGATCCTCACGCAGGAATACTTCTCCATTGGCACTACGCCCGTTCAGGCGATAGCCACAATGTGGGCAGACTTCGCCGAAGGTCGCCTCGCCGACAACCTCACCGAGTGGGGTATCTCCGAAGCCGAACTCGTTGCCCACTTCATTGCGTTCGCCAAGACCGTGACCGAGTGTGGCGCACTCCACAAACTCATTACCCCAGTCGCCTAGCCCACTCCCCTAGTCCGATACGCCCCCCGTGTCGGCTAGGGGTTGGCTTGCGCCCCGATCTTCTACTAGGTCGTAGACAGCCATCAGGTTGGGGCGTTTTGCTGGTTCGCCACCCACTTCGCCCCCACCCTGAAGAACTCTGAGCGAAAGGCTGGGCTTCAGTGACATCAACAGCTCCTCTTGCGTTTCTGCCAACTGAAATAGATGTGCCTCAACTTCATCTAGAAGCATTTGTAACTTCTTTATCTTTCGCTCAAACAATTCGTTTTCCATTGGCGAGAACAATACCATCACGAGCCGGCGACGCGGTCAGCCCCGTTTTACCTGGATGCCCCTCTCCGCCGCTGCCGCAGCCAGATTTGCTTCGCTACCAGAAACGCTGGGCTCCCAGTCTTCAGGGGGGGTGGAGAAAAATGATTTGTGGTCGCAGGTTGTGGTTGTCGGTAATAACCGATAGAGTGAACTTATGACACACACGATTATGTACATAGAAGGGTTGCTACTCGGAGTGCTTCACGGAGTACTCATTGGGTATGTACTCGGGAGAAGGAGCAAGCGCAAATGAACGAGGACGCATATCGCTTCATCAAGGCGATACTCGCAAGCATCACACTCGCAATACTCGCATTGTTTTGCTTCGTGACAGTGAATGGCTACTTGAGCAAGCAAAGCGAAAAGGCGAACGAATACTTCTGCGACGGAGCCCCGATCATCGTTCAGGACGGTGACACGCTGTACTGGATTGCCCGTGAGAACTGTGTCGGCAACATCATGAATGTCGTAGACACGCTCGTCAATGTGTATGGTTCAGACATTCAGGTCGGTCAAAAGATTTACTTGCCTACCCACCCGTCTTGCGGTCTGCGCCTCACAGACGGCGGTGACGCTGTAGACGACTGCTAATGTCTGTCGCCCTTGACACAGACGAACCACTTGGTCACATCTGCGACGCCTGTGGGTCGGGGCTCCCGACTCAGGGATGGCACGTCCCATATCAACAAATGGGTTACTACAACGGTTTCACGGACAACCTTGATGTGCTGTTGTCAGAGGAAGAGCCGAAGTACTGGTTTCTTTGTCACGACTGTATTGTCAAGTTCCTCACCCTGTTCCCTCGCTTAGGAGAGTTCTTGGATCAAGGAGAGCATCCGTGCGACGCGGAGGCCCCGTGTTGCTCGTGGGCGTGGAAACTCGCCGAGGACGGAACTTTGCTGGTTGCGAACGCCGATGGGTGGGTCGCTAAGTCCAAATGATTTTGGCTACACCTGCCCTTCGCAGGTAACTCAAACACTTGCGACAAGGACGAGAGTGGGCTGGTCTGCCATTGGCAAGAACCCGAGCCACGTACACCGTGCTGCCGGCAACGCGGGACCGCGCAGCTGCCGCAGCTGCCACCTCTGCGTGGATGTGCGAACGCCTCCACTCTTTAGAAGGGTCGCCAACTTTCTTGTTCGTAGCCCGTGAGATGACTTTGCCGTTATAAACCACAACAGCACCATGTCTGTATCTACACCTGCTGGTGCGAGCCAACTCAACTGCGGTTTCCAGATGCTTGTTCATGTCCCGCGAAGATCATAGTCGCTTTCCGCCACCGTTAACCCTAAACGTAATACACACGTGTACGTGGGGTTCGGGGCTCCTAGTCCCTTAGCAGATGACCCCATTTAGACCAAATAAAGTCTTCTGCGTCATCACAGTCTTTGGCGGTGTAACTGAACATTGAGTTGGGGTCTTCGCACTCGGTTCTCAGGTACTGGATAGCCCCGAGTATGAGGCTTAGACGCTTCCGTGATATTCTCATTTTGTTTTTCATACCCTATGTAGACAGCCAAAAAATCGCTTGGTCAGTAAAAATCCAAACTTTTTATTTTTTGTAAAAAAGTTGTGGTTGTACCCCATAACCGATAAAGTGAACTTATGGACACACCTACTGCCCTACACGACCAAGACTTCACTTGGCACAATGACGCAAACTGCGTTGGCTTAGACACAAGCCTGTTCTTCTACGAACGCAACGAACCAAAGAAACGAGAGCAAGCACGAGCCGTCTGCGCTGGCTGTCTAGTCCGAGAGGAATGTCTGAACTTCGCTCTCACGAACAACATCATTGACGGAATGTGGGGTGGCAAGTCAGGCAGGGAACGCCGACAAATCAAGCACGCCCGACTTCACAAAAAGAAAGTAGCCGTCTGATGGCTTATCGGGGGCCCCGGTTTTACCGTCGTCTTCGCCACAAGTGGCTGAACAGAAAGGGGTACACGGTATGAGCAAGCGACTAATTTTCGCTATCGCAGTAACCATTTTCGCCGTCATCTACTTCACTAGATAACAGGCTCGCTTCGCTCGCACCCCAGCGTCCAACGGACGCCGGGGGCCCCGTCTTAACGCTTGTCGTGTGAGAAAGTATTGAGAAGTTCTTTGACGCTCGGTGTCTGTTCACCGATGACACCCTGAAGTTCTCTGATGCTCTTCAGCAAAGCCGGGGCCTCACCCGCGGCGGAAGCTGCCTCGTGTTCCATTTCCAGCACACGCCTTTCCATCGCACGCAGGCGTTTATCAAAACCATCTAGCCTGTAAGCAATAGCGTCAATGCGCTGTAAGATTTGGGTCTCTTCTTCCATATGGCAACTATACATAACAACTCCTTCCTCAGGCTTGAAACCGACCATTTAGTTTTAGATTTTCCCTACGACCGAGAACTCGTGGAAGACATCAAACGGATTGACGGGGCCAAGTGGGACAAAGTCGCACGTGTATGGCGTGTACCCATGAAGAGCATTACCGCTGCTCGCACATTCGCCACACAAAACCATTTTCAGGTTGATAACGAAGTGCTGGTGTTCTCGCCGCCCAAACGAGTAGTAGCGAGGCGCGGCGTATACATCCAAGACGAATTTGTGTACCTGTCATTTGATTACGACCCAGTGATGGTCAGGTCAGTCAAACAAGTTCCAGGAGTTACTTGGCATCCAGATTCGAAAGCTTGGCGAGCCCCGTTGACGTCCCTGGAGAACGTGATCCAATGGGCTGACACCTTCGAACAGCACATCGAACCAGAGGTTAAACAAAAAGCAAGCCAAATCAAGGACAACCTTTCAGAACTGAAGGAAGCCTCCCGTGCTGTCGACGCAGCTATCGAAATTCCTGGGCTGGTCGGATCGTTGATGCCGTATCAGAGGGCTGGGGTCGCATACGCAAATGAGGCACGGAAATGTTTCATCGCAGATGAGATGGGTCTTGGTAAGACGCTCCAAGCAATGGCAGTTCTCCAAGTCGCCGGCCAGGCGTCCCCATCAGCCCCGAGTTATCCGGCCGTCGTGGTGTGCCCAGCGAACTTGGTTCTTAACTGGAAAGCCGAATACAACCGTTTCTTCCCCGACATTCGTGTCTCTGTGGTCAAAGACCGAAAGACTTTTCCCGATGAAGGAACATACGATGTCGTAGTTGTGGGCTACTCCAATCTTACTCATTGGGAGAAGTTGTTGTCAAATCATAACTCGTATGTGTTTGATGAATCCCATTACTGCAAGACACCAACTGCTCAACGAACCCGCTCTGCAGCGAAAATCGCTGCATCAGCCCCGAAGTCTGGAGTTGTTCTCTGCCTGACAGGAACGCCCGTAACCAACCGACCAGCCGAATACGCATCTCAACTTCAGATAATCGGGCAACTCAACAAGTTCGGTGGCTTGTGGGGTTTTTACCGACGCTACTGCGATGCCTATAAAGATAAGTGGGGTCAATGGCATTTGGAGGGGCACTCACATCTTGACGAACTCAACGACCGACTTCGTAGTACCTGCTACATCAGGCGCACTAAAGACCAAGTCCTCACCGATTTGCCACCCGTCATCCACAGCCCGATGCTGGTGGACGGGGCTGCACTCTGGCGAGCTGAGTACGACAAAGCAGAGAAGGACATCATTGAGTACATTGTGAACAGGGCGAAAGAGATAGCCAAGGAGTTGGGGGTCAGCCCGTACTCGGCAGGGGTGGTGGCACGCATCAAGGCGGAGTCCAACGAACACCTTGTGAAACTTTCAGTGCTGCGTCGCCTCGCTGCCAAAGGAAAAATGGACGCGGTCCAGGAGTGGATTCAGTCCCGCATTGAAGCCGGCAAAAAAGTCGTCATTGCAGCACACCACAGGGATGTAGTTGATGAGATTGCCAAGAAGTTCAATGCTGTTCGTATTCAGGGTGGTATGAAGATTGAAGATGTGGAAGAAGCAAAACGCAAGTTCCAGAACGACTCTTCCGCCACCGTAATGGTTTTGAGTATCCAAGCTGCGAAGACGGGGCATACCCTGACTGCTGCTCAAGATATCTTGTTTGTGGAATTACCTTTTACCCCTGCTGATGTTGATCAGACTTACAGTCGTTTGCATAGGCATGGTCAGACTGGTTCGGTTACTGCAACTTACATGTTGATGAGCGGGACCATTGACGAAGCAATTTACGGGCTCATTGAGAAGAAGCGCAAGGTCGTGAACTCGGCGGTTGATGGGGACATAGACGACGATGATGACGCCTCAACGGCTCAACTCGTTTTGAGTTTTTTACAGAAATAGTTGCAATTAGTACCCATAATGGTTATGATGTACTCATGACAACAATCATCTACCCAATCCCATCCAAGAGCGACATGATGTACGAAAAGGGAATGCCCGTAGCGGTAGTCCAAGTCGGAACTCATGTAGACATCTGGGTTCGTTCAGCAACTGGCGACAGTAGCGACAGCCACACCTTCACCATTCCGTGCCATACTGAAGCACAAGCGAAGCACATTGTGGAGAACTACAAGTCTCTGTTTGGTTTCAAATGAGCGGAATGTTCGGTCGCAGGGTGAGCAAAGGCTCATACACCACATCTAAAGGCACTCGCAAGTATCGCCATACTGCTGGATACAAGATCAAGCGCATCGGCGGTTCTTACAAGCGAAAGCCCTTTTAGGTTTTATCCGAAGGCTGGCGGTGCGCCCCCCGTTCGTCAGCCTTCGGGTAGAAATCCTCGCACACAGGCGGAAGCAACTTTGAGTTAGGCGGCGGAACTGGGATAAGTTTCCGACAGCCCCAGCCCCGGGCTTTAGACGTCCTTTTGGGCATTAGCCATCAACTCATCAACAATGAGGCGTGAATATTTGCGTCGTAGTCGCCAAATCTTCCCGTTGAGGTCTTGCATAGCAGTTGTTTCACGGGCTTTGCTTGCAATGTCATCGTCATACAGGTTGTACTTCTTGAAGAGATACTCGTCAAGGTCGGGGCTCTCAATCAAGATGTCTGATATCCAACCAGCCCGTTTATCCATCGTTATCATTAGTTCGCACAAACCTTCGTAGCCAAACTCATGGTGGATTTTGTTCACAACCATCTGACAGTAATGCTTGCGGTAGGTTGCCTCTGCATCATTTGCCCCTTCCATAAAGTTCGCAATGAACTCGGTTAGGTCAGCACGGGTCTGCTCGTCTAACTCGTGATTGTCGGGGCTGTCTGGATCAAGGAAGTCGCTCACGATTTCAACCCATTTCTGAAAGCGGTCATCGCCTTCATTGTTGTTTGAATACATTATTTCACTTCAGTCTGTCAAACCAAAGACAGAATAATTTCCTGAGCCAACGTCTTCTTGCGTGTGACCCAAGAGTTGTAATCCATTGATGCGATAGCGCGCTCTTCTGGACGGGCGTCCCGATAATGATCCAGGTACTCAACAACAGTGTTGTACACCGACCAACCGTTGAAACCAAAACCACCAGCATTTTTGTCGTTCATGTACAACGCACGCAACTGGGTGTAAACGGCTTCACGATTATCCGTCTGTCGCTGTGATTCGCCTTGACGAGCAGGGAAAGTTCCTTCAATGACTTTTGTAAGGCGGGCCGAAGAAGCCGGGACTGCGATGCTGAGGAGAGCTTCCGCATTTTTCTTGAACGCATCTGCCCACTCTGTTGAAAGACGAAGAACTGTTTGCGCATCTTCAATTGCAGAATCAGCATTTCGTGTGTGACGAGCCGTGAACGTGGACCGCGCCGCGTTGAGCCCCGCCGTCACCGTGTTCTTGCAGACCGCACGGATTGAGGTATTGGCGTAGGTGATTGGGGTGCGCCCGTCATGTCCGTTACGAACCAGCATGTAACGCTCAATTTTGTCGTTGATACCAGTCGGGTCAATGACCAAGCTGCCCAAGTCAAGGCAAGCAAAGAACTCACGACCTTCGTCAAGAACGCCACAGGTGTCTACGACTGCGTCGCCTTTTGACGCCCCAACCACATCAAGGGCTCTGTTCAGGCACTCTCGGTTTTGCTGAACAACGAATCGTGTTCCAACGGTTGACAAACCATCAAATGTGCCATCAGGGTTACAACGAACTGTTGCCCGTGAGTCGTGGATGATGACGGGGCTCCCGTCTGGGTTCCGGATGAAATTCCCTTCAGCATCTATTGCTGCGACCGAGGTGAGGGCGACATCAAAGTCTGCTTCGGCGGCGGCAAGCATTGCTTCAGCTGTTTGGAGCCCGTCCATTTTGGTGCCAAGCCTGTGCCACGGAATCTCATTTGCGTAAGCCATCTTGGCTTTTCCGTTCTTGATTTCAATTTGGTGTGCCATCGTCATTCTCCTTCGTTGGATTTATCCAATCATACAGATAAATCCAGGCGAAGACAACTGTTCGTGGGACGAGCGGAGCGAGCGGGGCCCCCGTCTCCGCCCGGAGATGGGGTAGCGAGCGAAGCGAGTAAGCGGGGTGTAAGCGCGAAGAGGAGCTGCGCGAATTGCGCGACTGGGACTAGCGCAAAATAATCAGAGCCATTATGGCTACAGAGACAATAGTCATCAAAAAGAAACGCACGATTTATTGCTTGTAGACGCGCCAGTTGCCGAGCTTGCCCTTGGAGTTGTCCATGATGTACTTCGCTACACGGACGTTGCATACTGGATCCTTGAGACCAGCCATGCGCCCATTAACGGCGTCCTCTCCGCATACGAGTTTTGTTACTGAATACCAACTGGAGTTGATTTGCAGCAAGCCCGTATCGTAGGACTTGTCCTTGTTCAGGTGGTAGGTCATGTTGCCATTCGCATCCCATTTGGCGTTCTGTGCCTGAGGGTTGCATCCACTCTCGCGCCACGCGATGTATGAAAACACCTCAACTGGCTCAAGCCCTACTTCTTTGAACAACGGAATCCACTGAGGGCAGCGTTTTGACTTATCTGCTGGGATGTCATAGCCGTCTGTTGAGTCTTCAGGAATTGACGGAACAACGTTTGTCGGGAGATTCATGGCTTGAAGTTTTTCCAGATGCTCGCGGCGGGTGATAGCCCCGTAGTGTCCGTCGACCCGAACAGTCCCAATTGCCCGTTGTAGATTTGCGACCCTGTTGCTTCGCTCGTTAAATGCGTATTTAGCAAGTAAAACCGAGGTCGTTGGACTGTCAGTTCTCTCGGACACCAATGGTGCGAGGACTGCGGTTGGGAAAACCTGCTCTGCATTTGTTTGCGCTGGGATAACAATCCCGAGGGCGAGTGTGGTTAAAGATGTAATCCATCCATAAATGGGCTTCAATCTTCTCTCCTGTGTTTGGCGGATAGGGCAACAGGTGATTAGTACTTACCTGCCTATGTCATTCACTCGTTATGAGATGTATCTATATTACCAAATTGTGACAACACAACCAACTCTTTGTGAGCTATAGCGCGTGAAGCCCCGTATTTATTGGGTTTTAGCGAGAAAAAATATTTACAGGAATGCCCAAATTGATCATTCCAGTCACATCTCCGATGGAAACAACACGCAAATCCATTGTGTCCCATAATATTTCTGCAATTTCACGTGCTGCTTCAATTTCATCTGTACTGGGAGCTGCATCGTCTTCAGCCCCGAGTTCAACCAGGACGTCGGTGATGCGCTGCTTGATTGCCAGAGTTGCTTCTGCGGTCGTCATTGGCTTGCTCATGTGTTTTCCTTCGGCTCGTATCTCGCCTGCTCAAAAGCTGACAAAATGTTCTTAAGTTCTTTCTTCGTAACTGGATCATAGCGTTCGTTTTCACGAAGTTTTTTTAACCCGTCAGTCAATATCTGTAATTGGAAGTCGGTCAATTTAATTTTGTATTCGCGCCTCCCAAACATGCTTGACATACTAGCGGGGCCGCGGTAGTGTGCAGCTGTACCAGATACACGAGAGCAGGAGAAACATGAATAATTCACCAATCACAATCGTCGGGAATGTCACCCAAGACCCCGAACTACTGACACTTCCGAGTGGGCAATCAAAGCTCAGTTTCTCGGTGGCAGTTAACTACAACTACACCAAGGATGGCGAAAAAGTCGAACAGACATCGTTCTTCGATGTGGAAGCATGGCGCTGGGTCGCAGAAAATTCTGCAAACGTTCTTGAAAAAGGTGTTGGCGTAGTGGTCGTCGGTCGCCTCAATCAGCGTTCATGGGAAGACAAGGAAACTGGTCAGAAGCGGTACAAGACCGAAATCCTCGCAGAGGACATCGGAATTCTCACCCGTTCAATTGAATCGTTTGAGCGTCGCAAGGGACAAGGATCCGACAAGGCAGCCGCTTCATCGCCAGCCCCAAAGCGCACCAAGCCATCAGCACCACAAACCCCTGAGGATGAACCATTCTGACCGAATGATCTCCTAGAAAGAAAGCCCCCATTAACTCCGTACGGGGATGCGGAGATGGGGGCTTTTCTTTATATAAGTTCGCTTCGCGAACCACCCCAGCTCCTGGCGGAGCCGGGGGCCCCGGCGTATTGTTTAGATGGATGACTACAGAACACAGGAAAGCGCCAAGACGTAAAGTCGTTGAGATCCGCAAGACGGGTACGTGGGGGAATATTCAATACACCCATGTCTTAGAATGTGGTCATAGCGAGAAGAGAGCCCGTGCTGCCTCTTCAAAAGAACTTGCATGCGTGATGTGTCTCCGCATGAAAAGCAAAGAACTTGAAATGAGTTCACTTGCCAAACCAAAAATCGTTGATGTAAATTACGACCTGAACGTAAACAGCACAGAGACGCTCGCACAAAGAATTCGTGCCGGCATTGCGTCCAATTTTAAAGTTCCACACGAAGCAATCGATGTGGTCATGCAAGATGTTGCCGGCAATTTAGAAATTTCTTCTGTTGTGGTCTTTCTTTCTGCAGCTGACGCCTCTAGGATTGCGGGACTGGCAAAGTGAAAGGGGCCCGCAGTGGAAGAGCAAGTGCAAGACGTTACATATCCACCCGAGGGCGGTGCATGTAAGGGACACCCAGTTGATTGGTGGTTTCCGGTCAAAGAACCAAATATGACCCATGCTGAACAGCGTGCCTTAAATGAGACAACAATGCGCGCATTACGAATATGCGAAAAATGCTCAATTAAAGAAGCATGCCTTGACTATTCACTTGAGTGGGAACCAATGGGAATATGGGGCGGTGTAGTAGAAGCTGAACGCCACTACATACGTAGAGAACGCAAGTTGTTGCTGAAGCGTGATTTGCGCGTCACATTTGATGGTCGGAACCTGTATTCGATGCGCAAAGAAATGAAGCAGCTAAATGCCCAATAACGCCCCGGCTCACGTTGAGAATGTGTTGTCACGGCTTAATGCTGTGCATCCTTCTGGGGCTGGTTGGCAAGCCCGTTGTCCGTGTCGCAACGATGACGAGAACCCATCCCTTTCTGTGGGGATCGGACAGGAAAATCAGGTATTGCTGTTTTGTCAGAAAGCCGGAGGATGTTCCGTATCAGAGATTTGTGATTCGATTGGGGTAAAGGTCGCGGATCTATGGGATAAGGATGGGAGTAATACATTTACGCCTCCACCAAAACTGAGGCAACCTAAAATTGCCAGTCCAGTGCAGGCACAAAACAAAGAACCCGATAAGTGGACAGAGGTTGAAACCTATGACTATGTAGATGTCAACGGTGAACTCTTGTTCCAAAAGGTTCGCCTCGTAAATCAGCATGGTAAGAAATCGTTTAGGCAACGTAAACCCGATGGTGATGGTGGCTGGAACTATAAAGTTTGGGAATACGTAGATGGTGAAAAGCAGGGACCCGATCAGGTCTTGTACAACCTCCCGTCCGTGGCAAAAGCTGTCGCATCAGGAATACCCGTGTGGGTTGTCGAAGGCGAAAAAGATGCGAACACGCTGATCAAACTCGGGTATGTCGCAACGACAATGACTGGTGGAGCTGGCAACAACAAATGGCTGGATATTCATACAGAAACCCTTGCCGGCGGAATAATTGAGATCATTGCTGACAACGATGAGCCAGGACGGATTCATGCAGAGAACGTCTACAACGCCCTATCAGAGGCTGGTTGTGATGCGCAGATATGGATATCAGAGACGCATAAAGACGTAACAGACCATTTGACTGCTGGCAACACGATGGATGAGCTTGTCCCAATCGAAGAGGCGGGGCAAACGATGATCCCGGTGGATTCTGGTGAGCCAATTGAAGCGGCACCAGCCAAATCGGCTACACAAAAAGCGGTTGAGGACCTGCTTGCGTTGCTAACGAGTGATGATCTATCTGATGCACAGAAAGTTGCAAAGACTGGAAACGTATTACGAAACGCATTCGCTGAGGAACCACTTGACGCTGGTCGATTAGTTGTATGGAACGAGTTCTTAAAGGAAGCCGAACAGGACAGTTACGATTGGGCTATCCCGGGAATACTGGAACGCGGAGAGCGAGTAATCGTGGTTGCTGCTGAAGGTGTTGGTAAGACGATGCTTGCGCGACAGGTTGCAATCCTGTCAGCCTCTGGCGTGCACCCATTCACGTTCCGACAGATAACACCCGTGCGAACCCTTACTATCGATCTAGAAAACCCTGAACGAATCATTCGTAGAACATCGCGCAAGATCATGCATGAAGCGTTGAAGATGAACTACATCAAGAACCCATTGGCACACCTGATGATCAAGCCATCTGGTCTCAACTTATTGATGCAGGATGATCGTGCGATATTTGAGCGCGCAATTGAAGAAGTAAAACCCGAGCTTCTATGTATTGGACCGTTATACAAGTCGTTCGTTGATCCTGGTGGCAAAACTGCGGAATCAGTAGCAATTGAGATTGCTAAGTATCTTGATTCAATTCGGACTATTTATGGGTGCGCGATGTGGATTGAGCACCATGCTCCCCTGGGGACGTCGATTACATCTCGGGACTTACGTCCATTCGGCTCCGCGGTGTGGTCTCGTTGGCCCGAATTCGGAATCTCTTTACAGCCAGACCCTACTGCTGGGGCGGCATACGTATACGATGTGCGACACTTCCGAGGTGCGCGTGATGAACGTGCATGGCCGTTGAAAATGCGACGTGGGCAACGGTTCCCGTTTGAGGTGTTAGAGTTTATGAAGGTGAACAATGAGTGACGCAGGCGGCAAAGCCCTTACAAGAGAATTCCTATCCGAAAGGGATATGCGCATTTTCAAGATGCGCCAAGCGGGTGTGTCCGTAGCCGAAATCGGACGAAGATTCAATCTCTCAACGAGCGTTGTGAACAAAGCGGTACAACGGACACTGGAGAAAATGAACCGGGAAGCCCTTCTTGCCTACCCAGAGGTCCTGAGAATGGAATTGGAGCGTTTAGACGCGCTACAAGCCGCTATATGGCCTATGACGCAGCATCGTAGGGAAATCATGGATGACGGCACTGAGGTGACCCATGAGCCTGATCTGAAGGCAATCCAGCAGGTTCTTCTAATTGGGGACAGAAGAGCAAAGCTTCTCGGCATGGAACAGCAAAGCGTCAATGTAAAACTTGACGTTCAGGGCGAGGTTGGTGTCAAAGCGACCCTTGCTGGGACTGAAGGTCTTACGCCGGTATCTGCATTTAGCCCTGAAACAGAAGCGCGCAAACTTCTTGAATTGATGGGCATTTCTGGAGTGTTGCCTGCTGCTACTGTAAAAGAACTGATCGGGAACAGCGAAGTGGATATCGTAGATGCCGAACTCGTGGAAATCTCGCCCAGTGAACAAACCGTGGAGAATGAAAATGAGTGACGAAGTACAGCCAATTGGAGATGTTGACGCAAGCAATATTCGCGCTGCCATGGACAAGGTTGCGGAAACGCTAAAACCAACACGCAGGACGATGGTTAAAGATGGTGATGCACCGGCTGGTGCGCAACAGTTGATTCGTTGCACGGACGAAGAGAAAGCGAATTGGAAGGCAGTAGCAGAAAACGAAGGAATTTCCGTTTCCGAATGGATTCGCAATCTGTTGAACAAGGAAGCCCACAAGAAGCTTGTCTGCCAGCATCCAAAGGATCAGCGTAAGTCGTACCCATGGTCCGAGAAGTGTCTCGTATGTGGAGAGCGTTTGCGATAGCAGCTATCTAATTTAGAGATACTTTCACAAGTAGCAATCATTTAATGCGCTTGCTGCCATACTAATGCGCATGATTTCTCTATTTATTCTTCTTGCAATACTTGTTGCGGCAATCGCCGTGCATAACGCGCTTATGGGCATCGTTGATGGGTACGAACAGTACGGTGATTCACGTGACTATGCTCGTCGTATCGATCAGTTGTACTTCGAACTGTATAAGTCCGAGCAGTACGAACGCGCTTCTCGCTAGTCTTTCTTCTTAGCGTTTTGATAACGCTCTAGCATTCGCCTGCCTTTTGCGGCAAGAGCGGCTGCATCTGACGCATCTTGCGGGACTGGTTCACCCCAGGCAGCTGCAGACAAAGCAAGTCGTGTTGAGCGACCCTTTTCGTCTTTCATTGGTCCTGATGGATTGGTGAAAAAGCGCGTAAGGAACGAACCCTTTCGTCGCATCTTTTCTGGCGTATCGGCAGCACCGCGTACACCAGGCTTAAGG